GCCTCTTGGTGGAACGTTCTATGAGCGTCACGGAGAACGAGTCAAAGCAAATCGTCGAGAGCGTTATGCAAGCGACCCAGAGTATCGCCGCAAAGTTCTGGCTCGGGTCATCGCTCGAAAGCATCACCCTGTCAAGCAACCATGCGAAAGTTGTGGCAACCCACGAGCCGACCGGCATCACGACGATTACGACAAGCCTACGGAAATCAGATGGCTATGCCGAGCCTGTCACATTCAGCATCACGCCCACGTTCTCGGGACATGGGGAGAAGGCCTCAAGCGGTAAGTCCTTTATCTACTGCGCTAAGGCCAGCAAGTCCGAGCGCAACGCAGGGCTGGAGGGGTTGCCTGAGTATGCAACTGGAGTTTATGCGCAAGATGAGTGGTCAAGAAATAATATGACTTCAATACCGACAATGTCAAGGAACTTCCACCCCACCGTCAAGCCCCTTGCCCTGATGCGCTACCTGGTCAAGCTCGTGACCCCCCCGAACGGAACCGTGTTAGATCCGTTCTTGGGCTCCGGCTCAACGGCAGTGGCCTGTGTCCTAGAAGGCTTTGACTGGATTGGCTGCGAGATGACCGAGGACTACTGGCCTATCATCGAGGCCCGAGTGGCGTGGGCTGAGGCGCAACCGAGGACACTGCTGTAACCACCCCAAGAGGCTAAATAAAGCCAAATGGCGAGCGTCACCAATCTGTGCTACTCTAGGAGTGTATGTTCGGAGTGTTCTACCCCGAGCCTAAACTCTGGTATCTAAACTATGGCTGGCTTCCAACGCACTGAAGAACAGGCGCACCTCGACACCGCCGCCCTGAAACTCCGCTCGCTGGGAATGTCCTACCAGGCAATCGCCGACCAGATGGGCGTCACCAAAGCGACCGCCTACAACCGATGCCAGCGAGCCCTTGCCGCTATCCCTGCCGAAGCGGTGGACGAGTTCCGGCGTCTCGAAGGCCAGCGCCTCGACCTCCTGCTTGAGAAGGCTATGGACAAGGCATTGTCCGAGGAGAAGGGCGCACTGTTCGCCATTGACCGAGTGCTCGCCATCATGGATCGCAGGGCNAAGCTCATGGGCCTCGACGCGCCAATCCGAACCGAGGTCATCACGCTGGACTACATCCAGCAGGAGATTGCCCGTCTAGAGGCTACGCTCGGGGAGATAGATGACGACGCTACTGAAGACACGCCTAGCGGAACTGAAACGGCTTGAGGCTCTAGAACTCAAAGAGCAGGCACTCAAAGCAGAAATCGCCAAGCGCGAACTCGGCCACAGTCGCTACCGCTCATCAGCCCGACCCCAGCAACTCCCCCCCGAGGGGAACTGGCGCATCTGGCTCATTCTCTCAGGCCGAGGCTGGGGTAAGACCTTCACCGGCGCTGGCTGGCTAATCGAGAAGGCCATGAGCGAGCCAGGCATCGAGTGCGCTGTGGTGGCCCCGACCTTCACCGACGTTCGCCGCACCTGTGTCGAAGGCCCGTCTGGGATTATCAAGTCTCTGCCAGCCGGAGCCCTAGAGCAATACAACCGCTCGAACGGTCAGATAACCCTGACCAACGGCTCCAAAATCCACATGGTCTCGGCAGACGAACCCGACCGCGCCCGAGGGCTCAACCTCTCCTACGCGTGGCTCGACGAGTTCGCCGCTTGGCGCTATGAGGAGACATGGACGGCAGGACTAGCCCCTGCGCTCCGTATCGGCAATCCGCAGACCATCATCACCACCACCCCCCGCCCGACGAAACTCATCCGTGAGTTCATGGCGCGAGAAGATGGCTCGGTAGTGGTCACTCGCGGATCAACGTTCGACAACCAAGCCAACCTCTCCCCAGCCGCGCTCGCTGAGCTGAAGGCTCGCTACGAGGGGACGCGCTTAGGCCGTCAGGAACTCTACGGAGAAGTCCTGCTCGACGTGCCTGGGGCTATCTTTAGTCACTCGGACATCGAGAAGTCCCGTATAGCCGAAGCCCCCGAACTGGTGCGCATCGTGGTCGCAATAGACCCCGCCGTCACCTCTGGCGAGAACTCCGACGAAACGGGCATCGTTATCGTGGGCAAGGGCNCAGACGGTAGGGGATACGTCCTCGCCGACCGCTCGTGCCGTGACACGCCCTCAGGATGGGCGCACAGGGCAGTCCAAGCCTTCGAGGACTACAAGGCCGACCGCATCGTGGCCGAGAAGAACCAGGGCGGGGACATGGTGGAAGCCACTATCCGCTCCGTCATGCCGTCGGCTCCCTACAAGGGCATCACCGCCAAAGTCGGCAAGCGCCTACGAGCTGAGCCGATAGCCGCCCTCTACGAACAGGGGCGCATCTCGCACGTTGGCTCCTTTGACATCCTCGAAGACCAGATGACCGGCTGGCTCCCCGACAGTGGAACCTCCCCCGACCGCTTGGACGCCCTCGTCCACGCAATCACCGAACTAGGGCTCGCCGCCGGTGCGAGCGCCGACCGCTTCTTCGCCGAACTTGCCCCACCCTGCCCCATCTGTGGGCTTCCAGTGGCGAGGGACGCTACCAACTGCCCCCACTGCGGAGCAAAGAACAACGACTACGACCTCATTCAGGTCTACCCCCGATAGGACGAGATGGCACTTCGAGACCGCTTCAGCCGTAAGGCACGAGACCAGAAACTTGCTGAGACCGTCGCCGAGGCTGTGAAGGCTGGGCTTGCTGGCTCGCCATTGGGAACCTCGAACTACAACCGCGCCACCCCTTCGGAGCCGTACTCGACCATCGGCGGGCAGGGCATCGTCACCGGCATCGGGCAGGCAATCCCAATGGATCGCCCAGGCGTCACGCCCAACGGCGGTGGCTTCGGAGCCATGCTCGGCCCAGCCGCGCCACTGCTCCCTGCGCCCATTGACGTAGTTCTCGACGAAACCGGCCGCGCGTTACCTCGTAAGTACGAGTACGCCGTCGCTCAGAACCTTGTCCTCACCCAGACCGAGGTTCCCTACGAGGTACTGACCTCAATGGCTGAGCAGGTGGACGTAATCCGCCGCGCCATTGACATCCGCGTCGGCGACTTGGTGAAGCAGGACTGGTCGTTCACCCTCTCCGAGAGCGCCATCGCCGAAATCATGCAAGACAAGAACGTCAGCCACGCTAAGGCGGCGCGTATTGGTCGCGACAAGTACGGCGACGAAATCAACCGACTGACGGCGTTCTGGAAGAACCCCTACACCCAGTCCGACCGCTCATGGAGCGAGTGGCTCACCGAAGCCCTCAACCAAGTGTTCATCTACGACCAGCTCTGCATCTACCCTCGCTACAACCTCGGCAAGAGCCTCATCGGTCTGGACATCATCAACGCCCCGACCATCAAACTGCTGCTGGACAACCGAGGCGACATCCCAGCCGCTCCACTCCCCGCTTACCAGCAGGTTCTCTGGGGCTTCCCGCGAGGCGAGTTCACCGCCGCCCCCGAGAGCGACGGCGACTTCTACAACACCCCTGGCAAGTACGGCGAGTACCTGACCGACCAGATGAGCGTCTACGTCAAGAACCGCCGCACCTACTCGCCCTACGGCCTCTCGCTCGTCGAGCAGTGTGTCCCAGCCGCGACCCTGTACCTCGACCGTCAGGCGTGGATGCGAGCCGAGTACCAGTTCGGATCTATGCCCACGACGTTCATGAAGACGAACAGCATGGAACTGACGCTTGAGAAGTTGTCGGCCTACGAGCGCATCCTCAACGACCGCTTGACCGGCTCAACCGCCGAGCGTCACCGCATCAAGGTTCTGCCAGACGGCTTCGACCCCGTTGCCATGCCCTCGCAGGACGAACGCTACAAGTCCGACTATGACGAGTTCATCATCAAGCGCATCGCCGCCATTATGGGCGTATCCCCCTCGGCGCTCGGTGTGGTCGCTCGCGCCGGTCTCGGTGGTGGCAAGGGTCAGATGGAAGGCGAACAGCAGTCCTCTGAACTGACCTCGACGAAGCCAATGGAGATGTACGTCACCGACATCATCAACTCCCTGAGCCGTCGCTACCTGACGCCGACCTCAACGTCACCTTCGTCCTGCAGGACAGCACCAGCACCCAGAGCGAACTAGAGCAGAGCAAGGCACTGCAGATGCAGTTGTTCTCGGGGCAAAAGACCCTCAACGACGTGCAGGGCGAACTCGGTCAGGCCCTCTACGAGATGCCCGAAGCCGACGAGCCGTTCATCGTCGCAGGCAACGCCATCACCTTCCTCAAGGGTCTGCTCAACACCGACGCCTCAGGCGAGACATCAGGACAGAAGGAGACCCCCAGTGACGGCAGCACGCTCAGCGAAACTCCACAAGGCGAAGCAGGCCAAGACGAAGGTGAAGAAAGCCCGAGTGCGAGCCAAGCGCCGGAAACTGACCTAAAAGCGCAAGAGGCTAAGGCGTTCGCCAAGTTCGCCCAGAAGCCTCGGGCTCGCAAGTTCGAGTTCAAGTTCCACACACCCGAAGAGGCTGCAGTCTTGAAAGCGCAGATA